TACTGAATAATAGTCCCGGTTGCTCACCATCAATTAGTGTGAGCGATTCATATATATCTAATCTGGCATTCTCAAACATATTAGCTTCCCATTATATTGAGATTCTTCTCTACTCGTTTAATAGCATTTCTTAGAGGTAATCCATCCAAATAAAGATTGAAATTCTGCTCTCTACTGGAAGCTATTTCACGCTTCAATCCATCTATGGACATCATCAATTCATTCTGTTGATTATTAATATTGATATTACTAAGATTATTTCTTCCTGTAGAAGCTATCGGAGCCGGGTTATTTTCTATTGAATCAATCAATGAGTCTATTTTCCTCATCAATTGCATGATATTGTTATTATTGTTTGGGGTTGTTGGCGTGTATGATATAGGATTATTGTTAAACAAATTTGCGTCTTGCGCTACTGGTGTCATTGCTCCGGTGCCTATTCCGAAAAACGCGCCAATGTTGCCCGTTGCTATTCCAAGACTTTTTAGCAGTGCATTGGCAAACAATGCCTTGACTATGATTTTACTGATCTCTGCAATGATAGCTTGGGCTATGTTTGCCCAGAGGGACTTCCACACATCGAGCGCGGATTTGGTCCCGGAGATCATGCTTGCGAGTGAGTTAGCAAGAGAGCCTTCCAGCGTGTCCATTATCCGCTTATTGGAGTCCAGAACATAGCGCTCATATTCAGACATTTGGTCAATTCTGCGCTGGTTAATTTCTTCTTCAAGCTCAGCTATCTGCTGCTGCTTCCATGCTTCAATATCTATCGCTGCTAATCCTGCTTCGCGCAACTTTTCGGTTTCGGCGTCAATCTGCGTAATCCTGGCATAGTAAAACTCGTCTTCAAAACCGCGAAGGCTGCCAAGCGTTTGTATGCGCAGATCAAGACGTTTAGCTTCCAAATTTGTAATGGCATCAAGTTCCGCTTGGTTTATTTGCGTAATTGCATCGCTAAACGCCTGTTCAGACATCAAGCCGTCTGCATAATATGCTTCTGCTGTTGTGCGCATATCCGCATACTTTTTAGTGATGGCATCTGCTTCAGATTTATTAAGATTGTTAATGGAATCGACAAAGGATTCTACTATGGACATCTGGCGTTCTTTCTCAGCAGCCAATTCTGCTGTTTCTGCTTTGGCGATTTCTGCTAGACCAAGTCTAAGCTTGTTTTGATACTCTTCTTGGCTTTCGGTATTGGTGCGCAAATATTCGCTAAGCGCAACACGCATTTCGTTGTACTTATCCATGATCTGCTGCGATGTACTATTATTTAATGCCATTACAGTATCATAATAGTTTTTAATTTGCGCAATATCCCCGCCCATACCGCCCATACCGCCCATACCGCCCATATCGCCGAGATTACCTTTGCTGTCTAAATCTACGTTTAGAAGCCCGTTTTCAATTGCCTTACGCTGTGCGTCAATGCCTTCGTGCAGCAATTTAATTTGTTCGTCTACATTGCTAAATTTTCCCGTCGCGATACCTTCGGCAACATCTCCCCACGTGCGATAAAACTCCTTAACGTCTTCCCATAACATAGAAATATCGTCTGCACTGCTGGAGATATCTGCTCTTACCCCGGTAACATCGATGCGGACAGCATCAAAGGCATTGGTAATACCAAGCGATTTCCCGGTTATTTTGGCATAAACAGCATCAATATCATTAAACAAGCCTTCTATTGGTGAGACAATTAGGTCAACGATGGAATTCATGGCAGACGCAACGACTAAATATGACCCATCCATAGCGAGCCTAAGCGCAGTTGGGATCGCCTTCCCGGCAAAATCAAACGCCCTGATCACGCCATCGATAACAGCAACAACTCCAGTAGATATATCGGCTATAATATTGCCAATGTTTATTGTTGCCTCGCCCCAAGCTTTTTGTGATTCCAGCGCAGCAAGCTGAGCGGATTTCGATGTAACATCGTGCGCCCCCGCTACACTGACCAACATTGCAGTAATGCCGCGCTTGACGCCATCGAAAAAGGAGAGCGAAGATCCAACGCTTTCTAAGTAATCACCCCAAGCATTTTTCATCTGCGTCGTGGCGGATACCGATGCGGTTGCAAGCCCACCAAAACGAGACTCAAGCGCGGACATCAAAACCGCCTGCGCTTCCGCTACTTTCCCTGTTTCGACAAAGTTTTTGATTTGCGCTTCCTGTGTGGAATTAAATGCAACGCCGATTCTGCGCAGGCGCGTGAGACCAAGAGCCGGGTCAGCCAAAGATATGCCAAGAGTTCTTGCAGCGTTTTCTACACCACCCATAGATTCGGCAAGATCAATTACAAGTTGCTGTGCGCGTGGGAAGATATCCCTACCGATGGCATCAAAGCGAAGCAGCTGCAGCGTTACGCCTTGCAGTATATCTTCATCACCGAAATTGCTTAGCGATTGCAGCTCTGAAGCCATATTCTTGAGTTCTTGCGATGTGAATTCTGCTGCTCTGCCTGTGGACTCCAGGGTTGCGTCAAGCTGGCGTGTCGCTTGGATCGCATTCTCGTAATTTGTCATTGCCTTGCCAGCAAACTCGATTGCTTTCCGAAATGACACCATCGCTGCAACCGATCGCGCAACGGTTGAGGCTATGCTCTTGAATGATGCGCCCAATCCGTTTAGCTTAGCTTGTGACGCCTCTGCGCCATCTACGGTGATGCGATATTTAAGGTCTCCGCTATAGTCTGCCATGTTTTTTCGATCCTTCTTGAGCTTTTCGCATTTCTTCTTGTGCAACAGTTGTCCGCACGATGCCGAGACCATCGATGAACCATTGCCATTGGTTTTCCCACGAGCCGCCACGCGGATAGATCGCAAACCCCGCCTCAATTTCATAATGCCATTTAATCAGCCACGCGGATAGCGGACTGATTTTAGGGTAATCCTTTAGTTTTTCGCAGGTTTGGTCTAATTCGCAGTGGCGACACATGGAAGTTTTCATATTGTTATCTCGGAATGGATCGGCGGGGTCTGTGCGGAACAAGACCTCCACCGACCGTATCAGTTTTTTTCATTATCTCGCATGGTTTTGGCAACATCTGCTTCGTGATTCGTGACGGCATTAAACATGTCCATCAGCATCGGATGTTTGCCAAGGTTCTCTTCGTTTAGCGGCGCGTCAATGATCCATGAATCCAATGCGCGCAAAACGGTATAAAGCATGAGCGCATTAGAATTGATGTCCGTATTGACGCCTTTCGCATCTAAAGTTTTTGTGATGCTCTTGCGCTCGATTTCTGCTTTATCTTGAATAGTCAGAGTATGCGCCTTCGCTACGATCTCGCCGTCTATGACGATATCATAATCGCGCATATCATTCGCCGTAGCGAAACAGTTTTTGAATTTGCTCATTGCTTATCTCCTATGCATTCACTATTGTTACTTTCGGCTGATAGCTTGCGCCATTGCTTATGATGCGACCTGTATAATTGAGCTTGAAGTAATCCCGCTCAACATCAGGCAGATCAAGCGATGTTGCGATACTGGGAATACTAAGCTTACAGAAATTTGTGCCAGACGCTATCTGAATCAAGTCGGAATTAATCGTGTTTGGGTCGCTAATAATACTTAAATTACTTTCCGCTCCAGCGCTGTCGTAATTACAGGTGTAGCTAATCTCGCCGCCTTGTTTTATGATATGTGGATTGAACAGTGTCATATTATTGGCAAATTTTGATGCATCAGCAGTAAACTCGTTTGTGAATGTTACGGAGAATGAGTCTAATGCGGTTGCCTTGTTGCCCATTGCCATAGACGCAATTATCTCACCAAACTGTAACGGTTCGCCACAGCTTCTGCCGGGATCAGTGCCAGTTATGGTTTGCTGAACTTCGCGTTCTACGGTTTGTGTCTCGAATGTTGCTTCAAACTGGATAAGTCCGCCCTGCGATCCTGTAATGACAAGCTGTTGCAATTTTGCGCCCTTGACACGATTAACCTTGAATTTCGATGCAGATGGTGCATCATCCCAAATCTGGTACAGCACAAAAGAAGGAATGTGTGCTGTGTTTGCGGGAAAATTAAGTTTTCCATGCATTCCCTCATCAGTCATCACTCCACCAATATATTTTTCAAGGATAGCAAGAGACGCGTCACCACTAACCACGACAGTGCCGAAGCTTGTGGTCTGCACTACTTCACAGGGATGCGTTACGGTCAATCCGCTTTTGTATGTCGTTGGGGAAGTATTGATTACAGGCGTCATATTAATTACGCCGGAATGCACAAGCAGGTCAGTCCATGCCACGCTTCCGACAGCTGGCTCACCGCTCATCTTTGTGAACCCGCTACCGTAACTTGTCTCTGTGCCAATAGCGATTCTGTATTGATTTCCAAATCTGTTAGCCATCTAAGCCTCCATTTGGGTTGTCTATTGTTATGGTTTCAGGGGTTGCGTCTTTAGCTTTTGCTTTCGCTTTTGGTGCAGGAGACGCGTCAATTAAGATGTCGGCATACGCCATTTTGACGGCTTCGGGATAGTCTCTTGGCTCGCCGTCCAGCAGATACGCTTTGCCATTGTATACGCCGTAAATGCGCTTATCATTGGTTGATTTCATTTTCATAGTCGTGAGTCCTTGATTTGTATTGATAATGTTATTGAACTTGTTTGTATGCTGTTTTGCGGTTGCGCATCGGTGACATACGGTATGGAATCGTTGAAGTAAAGCTCTGACAGATTTACCGAATATGCAGTCCCGCCCATGTTGAGGTCTTGCAGCAAGCTATTTGCGCAAGCAAAGATCAAGTCTTCGTGGTGCTTTGTCTTGGCGATTCCCGTCTGTGAGATAATGTATATTGTGAGCGCATAGTCAAGCAGGACACATCCGCTTGGCACTGGCGTTACGGGCGTATTACCGGAGCGCAAGAATGCTATTGGCAGGAAATTACCAATAGCGTCAATCTGCTCAGGATAATCCAAACAGCGCTTGATGCCCGCAGCCATTAGCCTGGTGCGCACAATATCTTTAACCGGTTCTATTTTATTTGTCACTTTTCACCGCCTTGCGAATTGCAGCCGTTAGCATATCCATAATGCGCCGCGCTTGGGCAGATGTAAGGCCAAAATGCTTGCGCTGCGGTAGACCGTTCCCGGTTTGATGATATAATGCAATCAATGCGCGCTGGCGATCACCATAGCTGATATTGGCATTATTGTTCGTAGCCACGACCACCATTGAGCGGTGCATTTCGCCGTTAAATTGCAGATTAACGGGATCAGTAACGCGACCGGATTCGCCTTTGTATTTGATGTATTGTGGCGAATATGAAGCAAACGGCATGCCATCAATATCGATGCCTTTCTTGGTTCTGTCTATCATCATGCGGACGGCTTCGTCACCAATCTTTTTCATGGCAGATGCGCCTACCGAAAATCGCAAATTTGTGCGCGGCACAGAAATAGTATCAATCTTCATCTTGACAACATCCCTTGCGTTACTATACGATTTGGATCTTTTGTACTGCCATCGATATTGATGTTAATCCGCTGAATCGCGGAGCGCAGTTCAGATGCATATCGGCGCGCGTATTCTGTTGCTTTGGTTTGATACAATTGATTAAATCCGCTATTCGCTAAATCCATATAGATAAGCTCCAACGCTTTCATATCAACAGCAATCGCAAGCGCGTCAATGTTGGTTATTGCATCAATAATTTCGGAATCGGTGTATTGGCTCAGGCGATTATAAAGCGCTGTCAATACATCATTCTCAACAACAAGATGCGCAATATCAACTTTGTCTTGCCATGTACGCGAAGCTTGGCACA